AATGTATAAAAAAGTTATAACATTAGGCAAAGAAGTGACACAATATACTAAGAAAATGGGGTACGATTTTTACGAGTTACCGCACCCAAGTCCGCTTAATCGTAATCTCAACGATAAACAATACGAAAAAGACGTAATTAAAGGTTTACAAAGCTTCATAAGTATGGTATAATATACTATATTCAATTGAGGAGTTATATTATGAATCCAGAGCTTATCGAGTTTTATCGAGTTTACAGTGAGTGCAAATCTCTTAATGAACGTATTGCATTCTGGGAAAAGCCAGACAATCTAAAGATTGCTAGAAAATACGACATCAAATACGAAAACCTTTATAAAGCAGAAATTGCAACATTCAATTTGCTATTTGCTGGTGATGGTCTTGACGGTCGTACACGAAATGAATGGAATGAAATGGATCTATCTACATTATGAAAAAGATACTAGTGACTGGGATGAACCACGAGCAAACACGCTATGATGGTTATCTCTCAAAAAGAATTGGCGTGATCCTATGCCATTATGGTCTCATTCGTTGTTTGGAAGATATGGACTTTGATGTTGAACAGCGCCATACACAACCCGGTGAAGATCTATCAGGTTACGATCATGTGATTGTATATCTTCATAGTCCTAATGGTTTTTGTCAACGCATTTTTGATGGCCTTTGGGCATTGAGTCAAAGACCAGATGCCATCCTTGCATTTGATGATTGGCAAGTCAAAGACATTTGGAATGGTGTAATTGGTTATGGTAAAGCTTTGAAAGAACGTCCTGAGTCTGCTTATCGTGGCCATATCCTCGATCAATACCACACAGTCAAAGATGTGAATCAGGTAAAGAAGTATCACCAAGCTTACATTGACGCAATCGATATGGTTGCTGAAAAGAAGAATAAAGTTTTGATGTGTGCTTTTGCTGGTGGTGATTTAAGTAAGTTGATGGATTATCCACAAGAGCTGGTTTATGGTTTCAATCCTAATCCATACCACTTAAATCGTTCTCATGAAAATAATTACGGAATGGAAGCTGGTGGTCTAGATGCTTTCTTCGACGAACCAGTTGGACCATCTCCGGAAACTAAAGCAAAAGCATGGATCTTTAGTTCATTGGTACAAACTAAAACACGTAAATGGTTAGACAAACAAGAATTGAATTGGGATTTGCGTATCTATGGTGCTCAACGTGGAGCATTCAAGACTGAACGCTTGACCGAAGATAAAATGGTACAAGAATACGAAACTACTTGGGGTAACCTTATGCCGGGTTACGACCATTCTGGATCTGGATGGTGGAGAACTCGAGTGTTACAATGTGTTGAAGCTCGATCAATTACTATTTGTGATCCAGTTGAAGGTGCAGTTTATGGTGAAGAGTTCCTTATTACTCCAGCCGAAGTTGAAGCAATGGATGATCAACAACTATGGAATAAAGCAAGCGCACAGCGTGAAAACTTCCTAGATAATCACCCACTAAATAAGGACACTACCAAACAAGAAATCATGGAGGTCTTAAATGGCTAAAATTTGTATCACCGGTGGAGCAGGCTTTATTGCATTCCATCTCACACATAAACTAATAGAGTTAGGTCACGAAGTCTGTGGCTTTGATAATTACAACGATTATTATGATCCATCGTTAAAGCATGCTCGAGCAAATATTCTTAGAGACGATTATGGCGTTGTCATGGAAGATGTAGATCTAATGGATCGCGGTCATCTTACTGAGTGGATGAAAATGAATAGTCCAGATGTTGTAATGCACTTAGCGGCATATGCTGGTGTACGTCATTCACTTGACTTTCCTGATGATTATATTTCAAACAATATCGTTGGTACACATAATCTTATCGAAGCATGTAACGATGCTGGTGTAACTAAGATCGCGTATGCTTCAACCTCGTGTGTAATGGCTGACAATCCACTACCATGGAAAGAAGATGAAAAGATTGGAGTAGCTAAGAATCCATACGGTTATTCTAAAGCTACCAATGAAGCACAAATGATATCGTCTAAAATCAATTCAACTATTGGCTTACGCTTCTTTACAGTATATGGTCCATGGGGTCGGCCTGATATGGCGTTGTTTGACTTTACTAAAAACATTATTGCCGGCAATCCAATTCAACTTTTCAACTATGGCGATATGGTTCGTGACTTTACGTACGTTGAAGATATCGTACAAGGCGTCGTAATTGTTATCAATCGTCTTTTAGACAATGAAGATATTAATGAAATCTATAATATTGGCTACGGTAGAGAAGTAAAGTTAGTTGACTTTGTAGATTACATTGAGCAGAACTTAGATCGTAAAGCTATTCGTGAATTGGTTGAAATGCATCCAGCAGATACTCAATCAACATATTCAGATTGTAGCAAGTTAAAAGCACTTGGTTATCAGCCAAAGACTGATATTGGTCGTGGTGTTTATGAGTTTATTAACTGGTACAAGGACTATTATCATGTCAATTAATATTGCAATTATTGGTCATGGATACGTAGGGAAAGCTGTAGATCATGGCTTCTCTACACGCCAAGTTACAAAATACATTGTGGATCCTATTTACGGAACTACAATTGAAGAGCTACGAAACAAGGTACGCTTACACGCAGCATTTGTTGCAGTCCCAACTCCGTTTGGAGATAATGGTGAAATTGATGCGTCAATTGTAAGAGACGTAGTAAGTAAACTTTCTTTCTTTGAATGTCCTATTGTGATTAAGTCTACAACTACACCTGACGTCGTTGAAGAGCTACATCTTGCAAACGACCAAGTAGTTTTCAATCCAGAGTTCTTGACTGAAAAGAACGCACTGGACGACTTTATTAATCCTCCTATGCACGTCCTTGGTGGAAACCGAAAATACACAGATAAAGTTTTAGAGTTGTATGAGAATCATTCACAGTGTACACCGTGTCCTGTATATCACATGACTGCAAAAGAAGCAGCATTCGTAAAGTATGGAATCAACTCTTTCCTTGCTACCAAAGTTCTTTGGTTTAATCAGTTTAAAGATATTGTAGATGACCATGACGGAAAATACAACGTGATTGTAAATGCTATTGGGTCAGATCCACGCATTGGCCACAGCCATACTCAAGTCCCAGGGCCTGATGGCCGTAAAGGATATGGAGGAGCCTGTTTCCCTAAAGATACAAATGCACTTTCAGCTTTTGCTCGTGGAGAGTTTTCTGTTTTAGACGAAGTCATTGATGCTAATAATAGATATAGACAAGAGTATGAACTTGACGATCGTGAAAAAGAACAGAAAGTAAACTATGGTTAATTATGCAAGTATAGTGCCACTCATTGGTGGCGAAACTATTGCAATGCAAAAAGTACTTAAGCAGAAGCCAGAGTACATTTTGTCTTATGAGGGATTCGAAGCTAATGATAAACACTTATTGGAACATTACAAAAACAAAGTTCCTTATCATCTTATCAAAGACGATCAGCTGCCTAACGTTGAGTCTGTTGATATTATTAACACTGTCTGCCCTTGTGCTGGTCTGTCTAGTCTCAGTCCTTCAAGTAGTTCTGAATCTGCTACTAACGATTGGATGCGGACTTCTGCAGAGTATATACTTGGTACTATATCGCCCACTGTTTTTTGGGGAGAAAACGCACCAAGACTTGCTAGCAAGATGGGAGAGCCAGTTGTCAAAGATCTTCGAGAAATTGGAGAAAAGTACGGATACACTTTTTCGATATTTAAAACAAAAAGCATCTTACATGGGCTTTCTCAAGTAAGAGACAGAGCATTTTATTTTTTCTGGAAGGGCACAAAAGTACCTGTATTTGAATATATAAATCGTAAACACCAGAAAATTGAAGATGCTATTAGGGCGGTAGGAAGAGATTCTACTGATCCTATGGACATACTTGCTAATGAAGCTACACCAACTGACAATCCATACTACAAATATGCGCTTCAAAAGTTAGGTATGACTCATTCTGAGTTTCAACAATACATTGATAAAACTACTAATCCAATGGAATGGATTTATAAGAATGACACTTTTGCTGAAGCTGCAAAGTGGATGGATAAGAATGGATATGAAAAAGAAGCTGCTAAGTCTCGTAGGAAAGAGGAGAAGTTGAACAGTGGCGGTAATATTATGTGGCACAATATTGAGATTCCAAAAGATTACATTGGTGCTTTTGTTGGCCACCGGCCAACTCAGCTTACGCATCCGGATGAAGATCGTTTCTTGACGATCCGAGAATGCTTATCACTAATGGGATTACCATTTGACTTTATCCTTCAAGGTGGTCGTAAGAATCTTAATCACATTTGCCAGAATGTACCAGTTACAACTGCTATGGATATGGCCGAAGAAGTTGTCAGGTTTGTGGAAGGCCGCTCTGACAACCGGCTAGTTGAGACCGATTATCTTGTTCAGGATAATAAAAATAGTACATGGTGGTCACAACAAAGTAGTGTACAATTAGACGCTTTTATGGTATAATATACTATATGATTTTAAGGAGACGTGTATGTCGATAATGGATAAATTAAAAAAGAACTCAAAGGTCAAAGCAACTGAAGTGTTGTCTGATTCAAAGTTCTTCAATGATAAAGATATGATTGCAACTGACACACCAATGATTAACGTTGCGCTATCTGGTGAAGTTGACGGTGGTTTAGCACCAGGGCTAACAGTACTTGCTGGCCCATCAAAACATTTCAAAACATCATTTGGCCTGATTATGGCAAGTGCTTATTTAAAAAAATACAAAGATGCTGTGTTACTCTTTTACGATTCAGAGTTTGGTTCACCTCAACAATACTTTGAGCAATTTGAAATCGATACTAGTCGTGTACTTCATACGCCGATTACAAATGCTGAAGAACTTAAGTTTGATGTTATTGGCCAGTTAGAAGGTCTTGAACGTAATGATAAAGTAATTATTATGATCGATTCAATCGGTAACCTTGCATCAAAGAAAGAAATGGAAGATGCTATCAATGAAAAGTCTGTGGCTGATATGTCAAGGGCTAAAGCATTGAAAGGTTTATTCCGTATGGTTACACCTTACCTCAATATCAAGAACATACCGATGGTTGCAGTTAATCATACATATATGGAAATTGGAATGTTTCCAAAAGCTGTTGTCTCTGGCGGTACCGGTATCTATTACTCAGCTGACAACATCTGGATCTTAGGCCGTAGGCAAAACAAAAAAGGTACCGATATCGTTGGTTATGACTTTGTGATCAACGTGGAGAAATCGCGTTATGTTAAAGAAAAGTCTAAGATACCTATCAGCGTTAGCTGGGAAGGTGGAGTACAAAAGTGGTCTGGCTTGCTTGACATTGCTATGCAAGGTCAATATGTTGCTAAGCCATCTAACGGCTGGTATTGCCGCGTTGACAAGGAAACTGGTGAACTACTTGAGCCTAAAGTACGAGAAGCCCAAACTTTAGAAGAAGAGTTTTGGAAGCCAATCTTTGATGGCACAGACTTTAAAGACTATCTTACTGAATGTTATAAGATAGGTGGCACTGCATCTTTAAACTTTGAGGAGCTTGAATAATGAACGAGGGTCCATTCACATCAGAATTTGACACAGATCTAGAAGGCGTAGTTCGTAGAGAGATTGTAACGTATCGAATAAAAAATGGTGGAATACAAAAAGAATGTGCGGTACGTACATATTATAATGAAGATTATAACGACAGTAAATCTACTATTCCATTAGGTAGGGTGTAATGAAAGAAGGTACAGACTATGAGTTAATGCTCAACGATGAACAAGATGAGAATTGGTCATGTCGTATCCTCACAGGTGAATTTAGTGAAACAGTAATTAAGTATCATACAATTGCTGTAAACGAAAAAGAAGATAACATGAGCTTTAACTTTCATGTTCTCGAATCACCTGATCCATATGCTACTATTGATAATGATGATCTTCAAGAGGTAGCGACTGAATGTCTTATGGCAATATTCGATACATGCATTGAAGAGGGATCAGCTAAGTTTACCGATAGAGAAACTGGTAAAGATGTAACAAGTGAATTTATTATGAATGGTGAATAATGCAAGCAAATATTGAACAAACTATATTGCGCAATCTTCTCACTGACGAGAAGTACATGCGAAAGGTTCTACCCTTTATTAAGCCAGACTATTTTCAAGGTGTATATAAAACACTTTTCAAAGAAGCCGGTAAGTATGTAGCAAAATATAATAAACTACCATCGTCTGAAACCATGGCTATCCAGCTTGGCGATGCTCAAATGTCTGAAGAACAATTTGGTATGGCCATGGACGTGGTACCACATCTCTTTTCAAAAGAAAAGATTGACTACCAATGGTTACTTGATCACACCGAGAAATGGTGTCAAGACCGAGCAATCTATAATTCCATTATGGAATCCATCAGTATTATTGATGGCAAACACGAATCATTAACAAAGAACGCTTTACCTGAGCTCTTACAGAAAGCTTTAGGTGTTGCTTTCGATACTAACGTTGGTCACGACTATGTTGAACAGGCAGAAGAAAGGTGGGACTTTTACCACACTGAAGAGGATCGCATACCTTTTGATCTTCAGTACTTCAATAAGATTACCAAAGGCGGTGTTCCAAACAAGACGCTTAACATTGCCCTTGCAGGTACTGGTGTTGGTAAGTCTCTATTCATGTGTCATGTTGGCGCTGCAGCTCTTGTAGAAGGCAAGAACGTTCTATACATTACGATGGAAATGGCAGAAGAAAGAATTGCCGAACGTATCGATGCTAACTTATTGAACATACCGATTGATCAGCTTGATGGCATGTCAAAAGATATGTTTACCGAAAAAGTAAAGAACCTTGCTCGTAAGACAACTGGTAGATTAATTGTAAAAGAGTACCCAACTGGCTCGGCTCATTCAGGCCATTTTCGTGCTTTGTTAAATGAACTTAAATTGAAGAAACAATTCGAACCAGATGTTATCTTTGTGGATTATCTTAACATTTGTGCTTCGTCAAGAATGAAAGCTATGGGAGGATCGATCAATTCATACACCTACATTAAAGCAATTGCTGAAGAACTACGTGGCCTTGCGGTCGAGTTCGACCTACCGATCTTCTCTGCAACGCAAACGACTCGTTCTGGTTATGGCAACTCAGATGTTGGGCTTGAAGATACGTCCGAGTCTTTTGGATTACCCGCGACAGCCGATCTAATGTTTGCCTTGATCTCAACCGAAGAGCTTGAAAAAGACGGACAGATGATGGTCAAACAATTGAAGAAT